CAAATTTTAGAAAATCGTGGCTCTAACCTTATATTGGTTTGGGACGATAGCCTATAATAAATATTAACTAAACAAGGCCGCTCCTAGGAGCGGCTTTTTTTATGCTTACGTATCAGCTCCTGCATCTGGACCTGGCTCAACCGCGGCATCAAGCTCTTCTGCACCTGCATCAGCTTCTCCTGTATCTGCTGCACCACCTCCACCAAACTCAGGAATACCACCATCCCCGCCACCTGCAACACCACCACCTTCGCCGCCAATTTCTGCTTCAGCTCCTGCGGTGGCAGCTAGCTGCTCTTTCCACATTGGTCCCGCAGCTTGAATCTGAGATAACTCCCATTGCATTTCAGCATCTTTACGAAGGAACTCTCTATTAGCAAGAATATCACGATCCTTCCAACCAAGATACTTTTTCTGTGCATAAGTAACAGATATAAATTCATTACTCGCAAGGGTATTAAAGTTACCAGCCTTAAGCTCTAACTTCTGAGACTCACGCATTTCAAAATAGTTAGTTGGTGGGTTGAAGATAACCTCTAGATTAGTTTCAACCAACTCTAACTCTTTCCATAAGCCCTTTAATTTAAGATGGGTAATAAATCCTCTCTTAACTGCAGTCGCAAACCGCTGCTGCTGCCTAATAATAAACTTTGCAAACTTAAGTTCTTCCCGTAAGATACTTGATGGATCAACTGTACGATCTTCTGGATCAATACGTGTTGCCGGTACTTTAAGTGATCGATACAGCTTCTTAATAAAGTACATTAAGTCAGCTAACTCTCCAAGGTTAGCACCTCCTGGAAGCTGTGTAACAGAAGTACCCTCAGACCCTTGACGCTTAGCAAACCAAAACGCGTCAAGCATTGATTGTGGATTAAACTTATTAACTACACTACTTTGATCATTATCGAACGTCTTTTTAGACCAGTAATTCTGAATAAGCTTGCGCAAATAAGCTTCTGCTTTAGGTGGCGCCATGTTACCAACATCGACGTTAAATACTAAACGCTCTGGCGCCCTCACTAGTCGGTAAATAACAATTGCATCTTCAATTAAGGATAGTTGACGATATGGTCGACGTGCATTCTCCAAAAACGGTACTACAAAATCCTTTGTATCGTTATATACACCTGAATTAGCATAAATTAACTGATTTTGCTCCATTGGAATCATTTCAGTTTTCTCTATTTTTTCAGGTTGAGTGGTGCTAAAAATTGGCTTTTTGTAAATATACCCTTTAACAAGCATATTTTGAATATTGTTATAAACGGGGTCGACAATTTCCGCTGGAATATTCATTAACCCTAAAACACCTTCTTGAGTATAATCTTCATGTAAAATAAGCTCAAAAAAGACTTCACCTTCAACTAACAACTGACGAAAATACTGCCAACCTTTTGATCTAAGTTCGAAAAAATCAACATATTTATCAAACTCTTCATCTAACCCTTTCTTATCATCTACTGAAAGATCAATATTTTCGTAGTGAATTTTAGCTGCGCGTCCACTTTCATCAATATTAATACACTCGTCGCAGATTTCATCTAAAGCATCTGATACTTCAGAATAAGCTGCCATAATACGATAGTCGCGTAACCGACCACTTTTATTAGCATCTAGAGATGCGTACATTACATCCTGGAAAGAACCATCTTTACCAAAATCACCGATAGGTATATTATTGTACGGGTTAGAAGATGTAACGGATGCTTTCGCTAACGCTTCTGCCCTTTGTGTACCATGTTTTGCAAAGTACTTATACTTCGTATTGAGTTGATCGTCTTGTTGACTTGCGTACGGTAATCTATTTGAGATATAACTCACTAGATTTCTGCCAAACGTAGCAGCTCTACCGTCATTTGTTGGAGAAGTATCAGCCATCTTTAGTTATTTATTCTGCGGTGAAGTGGAAGCCATCTATTTCTGCTGAAGTCTTCCATCCCGCTTGGTTTTTGACAATAACATCAAATTTACCAGAAGCAGTAAGAGCTGGTATCATGATGTTAAGGATTTGATTATTAAGTACATTCCACTGACTATTTGGTAGAATGTAGCCGCTCACTTCACCTGTATAAGTTGTATTTACTGCTGTGAAACCTGTTGTAATAGCGCTGTTTGAACTGAGCATTATAAACTCTGTTCTATCATAGTTATCACCATAAAAGGTATAACTTCTTCCTCCAGATGATAAACTCCGTTTAATTGTGATAGGATTATCAATTGGTAATAAAGAACCAGATGTATTAAAGTATACATTTGTAATATCAGGTATACCTGATAATGAAATTGTTTCTATATCTGCAACTGATGTTAATGAGTCATAGAACGACTCATATTCTAGAGACGATAGACCTTGATTGAAGTTAAAGTCTGGCCTTACGTTTACAAAATTATTTTCAATAAAGTAAATTGGAGAAGATCTTTCATTTTTCGATCTAAATAACCAACCCTTAATAGTAAATGATGTGTCTGCAATAATTCTAAATTTATCACTATATGTTGTTTCAGTAGGTGTATTTAAATTAATATTTTTATCCCATAAAACTTCAGATCTAATTTCTATAGAATTATTAACATTATCTGATACTGGCTCTTTCCATGATAAAATTATATACGGGTCCGTATATGGTACGAAGTTGGAAATAATTTGATCCATATCTTGCATGTATCTGCAAAGTATAGACATGTTGACAGTTAAGTTTACCGGTGTGGGGGTTCTAATAGCTGAAGCGGAATTAGCGTTAGCATAATTTTCAAAATTATCAAGCTTATTAAAAACTCTTTCCGTATCATATGCTACGCTAGCTAAATTAACAGCAACAACTGGAAGTTCTATATTTTTAGCTTTGTTAACTATATCGTGCATTATTCGCTGCTTAGGAGCAAACACATACCTAACACCGATTTCTTGACGCGCATTATTATTTTTGTCGTAGCGTTTAATAACTGTGTCATCAAAAGCTGCTACAAACTGCGTTAAGAGATCCTTAACTTCAAAGTTGTAGGTGTAATTAACCATTGTATATATTTAATGCTTAAACAAATCTTTCGAGGAAGTATTTTGGTAACTTATGCTTAGACCTTAAAATACTATCCACAATAGTACCATCCAGTATATATGTAATACATGTATCCTTTTTAGAACGAACCCCTCTTCCACATGATTGAATCAACGAGCATAACATTTTATTTTGATACCAATCAAAATCATTTTTCATCATTCGTTCAATTCTAACATCCTTGGTAGGTAAGAAAGGAGCTTTAATAATTATTTGAAACTTCGCTAGATCTCCTTTTAAGTCAACACCATACGACATGGACGGTGATACAAGCACAGTTGGATCTACACTAGACATATGTTTATCTAGAATATCCTCATTCTTAATACCAGGCTCGCGATATAAAAATCTATCTCCATATAACATAGTACCTAATTTAGCTGTAATACTATTATTTTGAGAATGAATAATACCTTTATCGTTTACATGATGATTACATATTTCTGCTACCTGCTTAATAATACGAGGGAGGTACTTATCCATTGTATGATAGTTTAACTTATACTTTGGATTACAAACAATAGGAGCCTTTTTAGGGTCAAACGTTGATTCAGCTTCAACATATTTATAGTCTTCAATTCCTAAAGATTTACAAAAATTATCTGGATCAATAATTGTAGCTGACATTAGGATTACCTTATCTGCATAATCAAATAATCTATATGCTAACTTATTAACCTTAAGGGGCATAAATGTAATTCCTGTAGCATCCTTTTCATAAACGTACTCAGACTCTTGCCACGAATCGGTAACTAACCCGACTTTACTTTGCAAGTTCATTATACGTTGCATATTAGTAGTAAGATCTAGAATAGCCTTTTTATTATTTGTTTTCTTAACAGCAAGAATATCTTTAATCTCTTCTATTTTATCAGTAAGATCGATTTGCAGCTCTGTTAACCATTTAACTGCCGGCATTCGTTTTGTCAACGGTCTAATATCAACATCCATTCTTACGAGAAACTTGTAGTCAATTTTACAAGTAAATTCTTTAACTAATTGATCTTCTAACTCTGAAGCCTCATCACAAATCAAAAACTGTCTTTTCTTAAGGTGATTAGGTAAAGCAAAAAACATATTATAGTTTAAAGTATTAAACTGCGATACCAAAGCTTTATTCCTCGCCTCATAATATGTACACTTATTTTTAGCCCAGCAATCTGCCTTTAAATTAGCAGAATGCAAGCATGGCGCTACATCAACCGGATATCGCTCATCTATTGCGCATTGATAGTTTGACTTACCCTTAACGACTGCAGTATCTTTAAATAACTCCTTATACTGATCTTGTAATGCCTTAGTAATAGTTAAAGCTGTACAACCAAATGATGGCATCTCATCACACTCATCTTGATACGTATACCCACTCTGGGTACGTTTGTAAGCAGCGTATGAAGTAACTAGCTGACGAAATTCATCAGGGCTCTCTTCTGCAACATTACCTAATGTTTTTGATATAAAACTCTTACCACTTCCTGTAGGTGCATTACATACTACAAATTTACTACCTGTCTCGAATGCTTCATCAATACTTTTAAGTAGCTTAACTTGAGACGAGTTTGGATCGTATCCTTGTGGAAAGTGTTGCAATAAGTTATTAATCACCTATATCATTATAGTCTATCAACCCTATAAATCAACTTCATGTAGTGGCATTATATACAAATTTTCATTGTATATTTTGGACTTTTTTGATGAATCTAAAAACTTAACCTGTAAATCTAAATCTCCAAAATTTAGTAATTTGCTAAGTTTGTAGCAAAGAATAGTTTTCGATCCTTGTTTAGTTATTTCAAACGGATACGGTATTTCATATATACGCGTCCTTACTTCATCTTCTAAAGTCAATTTAGCATAGTGCTGCTTTATTTGAAAAATTCTTAATTTACCTTTTCTAATAATTTTACGATCAGTACATATAGCGACGGTTTGTAAAAGGTATGGTTTTATATGATCGGAAAAAATTTCAAGAGATACATTCATGAATTCATAAAGTTAAATTTTTGTTCAGGTGACATAGGATAAATGTTTTCATTAAAATATTCCCAAAAATCTTTATCCGGAATTTGTTGAATTAAATCACAAGAGTTCATATTAATAGTTCTATAATCTTGCATTAAAATATCCCATACAACTAAAACATTTTCTGCTGCTTCGTTAATTTTTTTCGGACCTCTTGGAGGTGCGTAGTTTAAAGTAACACGCCCGTTAACAGAGTTTAAAAGTTCATAGGACTTAGTGCATAGCATACGCCTTGCAGGGCTATCACCCGCACGAGGTCGTCGCCGTACAAATCTTACTTCACATACATTTTTAAGTAGTAGTGAATCAGGAGCTACTCTTTGAATTATCATCCTTTATTTTGCAAATGCCAAATAGTCTATCTTCATTTAGAAAAATACCTCTTTTAATTGTAGAGCCATTTACATCAATATTAGCAACAGTAACACCAAGATTATTAGGGAAGATTACAATATCACCTGGCTTGGTATATTCTGCATTCGGCCCTGCTAGAATAACCTTAGCCCTACGCCAAGCCTTCGTTAATGCGTTGGTCGGAACGAAAATACCATTACGCTGAATTTCACCTGTTTCATTATCATCTACATATTCAACTAGTAAGATATCGTCAAAAATCATTGTAAGTTCATACTCATCCGATAGTCCTACATCACCTTCGCTATTAGGTGACAGATCAATAAGATG